AAGATGAGCGCGGCCTGGTGGAGTTCCAAGATAAAATGGACTATACTGGCCCCATTGTTAAATGGGATGCTGCTATTAAATGTTGCCTATTCAGGACTCTCGAATCTCATATGAAAATGAGAAATGGACGGCAGAATGTTCTTGTGGATATAGAAATGCATATTCAACAAAAAATTCATGCTTAAGAATGCTTGAGCGCGGAAATTGTCGTCATTGCAAAAAAGATTATAGATCTATTGATATTGATGTAAATATTTATAGAAGAGTTGATGGCAGATGGTGCAGTAAATGCTCAGGATGTGGCGCAGAGCAAGCATATACTAGAAAAGATCACGCTAAACAAAGTGAATTTGCTGACTGGCAATGTAAGAAATGCGTCGCTAGGTCTAAAGGATTTTCTAAAAATATGCCTGTCGGAAATGTTGCCAGGCTTTATAACAGGTTTCGAAAGTCTGCTAACAAGCGACAAATATATTGGGGAATTTCAATTAAAGACTTTGAGGATTGTTATACGGGGCAATGTGTTTTGACAGGTTGGGAAATCAGTATGACTTATGATAATTGCACAGCGAGCCTAGACAGAATTGAATCGTCAAAAGGATACGAAGTTGGCAACATTCAGTGGGTTCATGTTATGGTAAATATGTGCAAAAACAAATATCCTCAAGATAAATTTGTTGAAATGTGCAAAGCTGTAGCCAACAAATTAAATTCATGACTCAAATACCAATCCTCAACGGCATTTACACTGACAGCGGCCCAGACCTTCGCACGTCTTACCCGGTTAATCTCGTGCCTGTGCCTAAAAACTCAGGCATCAGCGCCGGGTTTCTGCGCCCGGCTGATGGCATCGTTGCCAATGGCACAGGCCCGGGCATTGATCGAGGCGGCGTGAATTGGCAGGGCGTGTGCTATCGCGTCATGGGCACAAAGCTGGTGAGCGTTGCCAGTGATGGCACAGTCACGACACTTGGCGATGTTGGTAGTGGCGATCTAGTGACGTTTGATTACAGCTTCGACCGGCTCGCTATCGCGTCTGGTGGTCGTCTGTATTACTGGAACGGCACCACGCTTACGCAAGTGACTGACCCTGATCTCGGCACCGTTCTTGATGTGGTGTGGGTAGATGGCTACTTCATGACCACCGACGGCGAGTTTCTAGTGGTCACTGAATTAAGCGACCCTACTCAGGTAAATCCGCTCAAGTATGGCTCATCGGAAATAGACCCTGATCCTGTGGTGGCACTGCTCAAGCTGCGAAACGAGATTTACGCGCTAAACCGCAACACCATCGAGGTGTTCGACAACGTTGGTGGAGACCTGTTTCCTTTTGCTCGCATTGATGGCGCACAGATTCAAAAAGGCGTGATCGGAACTCATGCCTGCTGTGTGTATCTTGAGGCAATCGCGTTTCTTGGAAGTGGCCGTAATGAGGCACCGGGAATTTATCTCGGCGCAAACGCATCAGCCACGAAAATCAGCACTCAAGAAATTGATGACATTCTTTTGGGATACACCGAGACGCAACTTTCAGGCGTAAAGCTAGAGTCGCGCAATGATAAAGCGCATCAACACCTTTACATTCACCTTCCAGACCGCACGCTTGTTTATGACGGCGCAGCGTCGCAAGAGCTTGGGCAGCAAGTGTGGTTTGTGCTGAGCACTTCAACCATCGGCTTTGCACAGTACCGCGCGCGCAATCTCGTGTGGGCCTATGACAAGTGGCTAGTTGGCGATCCGCAATCGTCGAGCGTTGGTTATCTGGCGCAGGATACCGGCAACCATTGGGGCCAGATTGTTCGCTGGGAGTTTGGCACTCTTATCGTTTATAACGAAGCCAAGGGTGCGCTCTTCAACGAGCTTGAGCTGGTGTCGCTCACCGGGCGAGTGGCGATTGGCGTTAACCCGATTATCACCACCAGCTATTCGCTAGATGGCGTGGTGTGGGGACAAGATAGGCCGATTAGAGCCGGGACAACTGGCGAGACGCAGAAGCGCCTTGTGTGGTTTAGAAACGGCAGCATGGGCCACTGGCGCATTCAGCGTTTTCGTGGAGACAGTCAGGCTCACCTGTCTTTTGCTAGACTTGAGGCTCAACTTGAGCCGTTGGCTTACTGATGGCGAATAAACTAAAACTTACACGCGATCAGCTTGCATCTTTTCTTAAGGATGCGGAGCAGATTAAACAGTTCGAAAAACTGTTTTCGACTGTTGATTCAATCGCGCCTGACGTTGTAAATGAAATAAATATCAACGCCGGTAATGCTCAGGCATCAGCTAATGATGCGCTTTCGCAGATTCAAAGGCTGGCTGATATTGTTGGCTTGCTGGCTACGGAACCGGCACAGGAACACGATAACTTTGTCGTTGCCGATTACATCGACACCAACACGCTTGCACCAACGCCTAATGGAAAGCCGGGGCGTGCGTATTGGGATGATGGCGCAGGTTCTTTGGCCGTTGGGCTAAAGGGCGGAAACGTCACTTATATCGACGGTCAGCAAGAATACGCGCTTTGCTATAACGATTCTGGCGTTGGACTGACTAAGGGACAAGTGGTTTATATCTCTGGCGCTCAGGGCAATCGTGTTGCCATCAAACTGGCGCAAGCAGACAGCGATGCTAACTCAGCGCACACGATTGGTTTTGTGGCTGAGTCTATTGCGGCAGGTGCCGAAGGTTGGGTTCATTCTGCTGGCCCGATCTATAAGCTGAACACGTTTGGCTACACGGCAGGCGATACGGTTTATCTGTCACCGACAACGCCAGGAGCATGGACAACTACGCGTCCAAGCGCGCCAAACCATACGGTTGTTCTTGGCTTTATTGAGCGGGTTCATGCCTCTGTTGGATCTATCTACGTCAAAGTAGATAACGGGTACGAGCTAGACGAGCTTCACAACGTCAAGATTACGTCTGTTGCGAATAATGACTTACTGCAATATGACAGCACAGGGCCGTTTTGGAAGAATGTAGCGCCATCAACGGTTACGGTAGGAACGGCAACGAATGTTTCAGGCGGTACGGCAAATGTTACTGATTGCAAGGTAACTGGCTCTGGAAGTCTTGGATACGGCACCGGCTCAGGTGGTGCAGTTACACAAGCCACATCCCGCACCACGGGCGTGACGCTCGACAAAACAAACGGGGCAATTACGCTGGTAAGTGCGGCAGGATCTACAGCTTGGCAGTCTTTCACGGTGACAAATAGCACTGTTGCAGCAACCGATACCGTAATTGTGAATCAGAAGTCTGGCACCGATCTTTATATGACCCATGTCACCAACGTGGCGGCGGGTAGTTTCCGCATTACCTTTGCCACCACAGGCGGCACGACAACTGAGCAGCCTGTCTTTAACTTTGCGATAATCAAAGCAGTGACAAGCTAAAGGATAGCCATGACGGTTACAGTTAAAGTTTTGATTCCTGCGAAGCAGGCTGAAAACGTACAAACGACGCAATATACTGCCAGCAATTGCAAAACGATTATTGATAAAATCACTGCGACAAACACCAGCGCAGGAAATGTTTCGATTAGCGTAAATCTGGTTACGTCTGGCGGTTCGCCAAGCACTGGCAATCTTGTTACCGACACCAGAAATATCGCTCCTGATGAAACCTATACTTTCCCTGAGATTGTTGGACATTCGCTTGAATCTGGCGGGTTTATCTCCACCATTGCCAGTGCTGCCACATCGCTTACAATCCGTGCAAGTGGGCGTGAAATAACCTAAGATTTATGCTGTAGAATCAAACAGCCGAGTGATTAGGCGACCGGCGGCCATGTTGTCTCAATACTTGAGAAAACGCCGGATGGCTTACCCAGACAGCCTAAAACAAAATCTTGAGCAGGTCTTTATGCTTCCAGCGCCAGCCATTCAATGGCTGTTGATGCTTTGGGAAGCGACTCAATTATTTGATGACGTGGCAGACAAAGACGAGATCAACAGAGAATCTTTGAACTCTGTTATCTGGAATGTTTTGGTTGCCATGCCACAGAATCAATTCTGGCGTGAAAATTCACTTGTTTTGTCACCTATCGTCGGCGCTTCAATCTTGAAATGGCAAGCGTCAGACAGAGCAGAGCGAGATGGAAACGCCGACGCAAAATCATTTATCTGGCGAGCAGGCTACTACGATGTAGTGCTGATGGCAGTGCAGCTTTGCCACGGGGCAGACGCTGCGGTTAAAGTAGCGCATCACGTGATGGCACTTTATGGCGAGAATTTTGAGGATTACATGAAGGAGTTCGGCAATGCCTGATCCAGTAACAGGTTTAGTTGTAGGTGGAGGGGCACTCCTCGGGGCACGCAGCCAATCCAAGGCAGCATCACGAGCCGCAAGCGCCCAAGCAGAAGCAAGCGATCAAGCTATTGCGGAACAACGTTATCAGTTTGATGTTTTGCAAGAGCTTTTAAAACCATACGTAGAGGCTGGCCCGCCTGCACTTCAGCAGCAACAGGCGTTTCTTGGCTTGCGCGGCGCTCCTGAACAGGAAGCGGCAATCAGCGCACTTGAGCAAAGCCCGCTGTTTCAATCTGCCGTCAGGCAAGGCGAGGAAGCATTGCTCCAACAGGCATCGGCCACTGGCGGGCTTCGCGGAGGAAACATTCAAGCGACTTTGGCGCAATTCCGGCCTGCCATGCTGCAAGAGCAAATTGCGCAGCAATATCAAAATCTGGCGGGGCTTACTACATTGGGCCAGCAATCAGCAGCGGGGCAAGGATCGGCGGGAATGCAAACTGCTGGAGCAATTGGCACTTTGCTGGGGCAGCGTGGCGCTGCTATTGCTGGTGGTGTTCTTGGCAAAGCACAGGCATACGGTGGATTATATAACCTTCCTGCACAAATTCTTGGTGCCCAGATTGGCGCTGGCGGAAAAGCCGGAATGGGTTTTGGCGGTATGTTTTAAGGATTAAAAAATGCCCGCACCTTATGATTATTCAGTTGATGTACAAAGTCCAGCAGAGGCCTTGTTGAAGGGCCTTAAACTTGGCTCAGCTTTTGCTGATGTTGCTGCAAGACGTGAAGCAGAGCAGTTCAAAATGCAACAGCAGCAGTCGCTTGCTAATGCAATGAACACTCTGAGCGACAAGATCAAATCCGGGACTGCCACCGAAGCCGACTTCGGGCAATTTGCTTTGTTTGCGCCAAAAGATCAGGCTGAAGCATCGCAAAAGGTTTGGGAGTCAATGTCAAAAGAAAGGCAGCAAGGAATGCTGTCTTTTGGCTCTCAAGTTATGGCTGCGCTCGGCAGTCAAAACCCGCAAATTGGCATTGATCTTCTAAACGAAAGGGCACAGGCAGAGCGAAACAAGGGAAACGAAGATCAAGCCAGAGCATACGAAACTTATTCCAAGTTGGCTGAACTTGACCCTGCTGGCGCAGTCGCCGTGGTTGGCGGGCTTGTTCGCCCTTTGCCTGGCGGCGATAAAGTTATCGAGTCTTATGTAAAAATCGAGCAAGAACGACGCGCTCAGCAGTTGGCTCCTTCTCAACTAACAGAATCGCAGGCAAAAGCAAAAACAGCAGCGGCAAAGGCAAAATTTGCTGAGTCTGAGGCTGCGCTTGATCTTCAGAAAAAGGGTTGGGATATAACCAAGATTCAAGAAGATATTAAAATTGCCAAACAAAACTCAAGCATTGCAGCAATTAACGCGCAGATTGCCAAAGAAGGGAATGTCTTAAAGAGACAAGAGCTTGGCATGAAATTGCAGGAAATGACGGAAAAAAGGGATACGTCTGTTCGTGAAAAAGCTGCTGACCTTGAATCTGCAAGGT